TCCTAGACCAGGTGGTAAAAATGGCACATTATTTTCTCAGCTTGAAATATATGATAAGTCTATACGTCCATCTAAAGGTGCTACTTTAAATTTATCCGGTTTATCTACAACAGTAACTAAAGTTGGTATAAAAAGTAACGTAAGTAATAATATACAAGTTGCAGCAATGTTAGGAGGTGCAGGTAAAAAAGGAGGAGGAGGTAAAACTCAAGCAGGTATTGAACTTTATAACCAATTAGGAGAAGCAGCATCTGATGCTTTAGTAGGACAGGCATTTACAAATACAACTCCATCTGTTGATAGTGAAGGAGAAGAACCTGCTGCTGATGACCCTCAAGGTAAAAGAGATATAAGAGATATAATACAAGAACTTTACGATGCATGGAATGCTGGAGAAGGTAATCAGTTTGAAAAAATATTGGATAGTTCACAACAGTATGCACAATCATTAGTAGGAGGTAAAGCATTAGGAAGATATATGCCAATACCGGTTGATGTAGATATAGAAATGTTAGGTATGGGAGGTTTTAAAAATTTGGAAACTTTTTCTTTACCTGATCATTTAGTTACTCCTAGATTAAGTAGTGCTAAAGCAAATTTTATAATAATGGGAGTTGAACATACTTTAGACTCATCTGATTCAATGTGGAAAACAAGTATAACTGCAAAATTAAAACCTAACTAATGCCTATACCTTTATATTTACCGGAACATAAAAAGAAAAAAGGAAAACTTTTAGGTAAGTTATTAGATTTACTTACGGGTGCAGCATTTCTTGGTTCGTTTTTTCAAAATCATTTAGGTCAATTCTTTAAAGGTAAAGGAATGACAGCCAATCCTGAACCTCTTTTATTTATTCCAGATAAAAAAGAAGAAGAAACTGATACTAAATTTTTTAATAGATACCTTAAACCATCTGATAAAGATTACGAAAAAGGAAAACTTACTAGATACTTTGTAAAGGATATTCCTTCAGGTAAGGTAGCTGAGTTGGACAAAAATGCATACGTTAAACAACAAAAGGAAGACAAACCATATAGAAAATTTCATAAATTAGATTGGTTAGTATCTGGATTAGTTGAAAATACTAAAATAAAAGGATATGATGCAGAAGGAATAAAGAGTAAAAATGAAAAAACTATTTTACTTGCTGAAAGAGCATTACCTGGTATTAAAAATTTACTTACTGATGGTACACAGTTTACTAAAAATACTTTGACTCAAAACGTTCAAGGTAACTTGGTTTCTGAGGAAGATAGATTGGGAGCTAATTCAAAAGAAAATTTAGAAACTAAAATAGGTCAATTTGTACTAAAAGGCACCGATATACCGTATAACGGACCATATCACATACACCCAACATTAGGTCCAATGGCAGGTGCAAGACACACAAAAGCAATTCATCCTCAATTAGATTACGTTGGGACTAATGAAGAAACTCCTACAGAATTAGCACAGCAGCAAACATATCAAGAAACTCAATCTACTACGGTTTCCCAACCTACTACTCAAGGTGGTACTTTAAGAAGGTCTTCTTATTCCTCATATTAGTTGGTATTATAATATTTTTTACTTATATTATTTAAAAGGTTGTATAAGTGTTTTATATTATAGAAGAAGAAAGTAAGCTTGAAAACTTACAACGGTTATCAAATTTAGGGTTTTATATAGAAGTTATTTCATCTAATGATAATTTTCATCCTAAACTTACATCCACAGTAGCAGTTTATGTGAGACCTCTTAAAAGTAAGAGAGGTTTTATTATACCTGTTAATCATGATGAAGGCCTGAACGTATCTAAAGAACGTATATCCCAGCTTCTTTTATCATGCAAACAAATATATACATATGATAAGAAAGAATTGCTTTACCACTTTAATATACAGTCTGCTATAGATTTATCGTTATTATATTCAATGGTTAATTTTGATAAATTACAAATAAATCAAGACGTGTCGACTGTAAACTATTATTATAATAGATACTCAAATTTTAAAAATATAAATCAACTTATACCTTTATCTAAATTATTCGAAAAATATGAAAAAAGATATAATTCTATTGAAAAATATTTAGATTTAAAAATACCAGATAATTTTAATTTTTATAATAATATTGCAACTAATGTTTTCTTTTTATTAGAACAATCAGGATTAGGAATTTATTATGAAGCATTTAATGAAATGTTTAATCCTAAAGATCCTCTTTACAATATTGTTGATAATACAGTACTAACCTCATATAATCTATATAATGTTACATCTAGACCTACTAATGCTTTTAATAGCGTTAATTTTGCTGCTATACCTAAAGGCAGAAAGTTTAGATCTTGTTTTCATCCGAAAGGAGATTATTTTATTGAGTTGGATTTTGATGGTTACCACCTTAGGCTACTTTGTGAGCAGATTGGTTACCCTTTATCAGATGAATCAGCTCATAAACAACTAGCTAAACTATATTTTGAAAAAGAAGAAATAACAGATGAAGAATACAATGAAGCCAAACAGATTAACTTTCAAGCAATTTACGGAAAGATACCAGAGAAACACGCTTTTCTTGACGTGTTTGAAAAAATCGACGGATTTATTAAAGACCTTTGGTCCGAATACGAAACTAACGGAAGAGTCTTGGCGCCGATTAGTAATAAGCCGTTCACTAAGACGTTAAAGGATATGCATCCACAGAAGTTGATGAATTATGTTATGCAAAGTTTGGAGACCTCAAGAAATATCCTTATTATTAAAGAAGTACTCAGGTACTTAAAAGATAAGAAAACTCAACTCGTACTTTATACTTATGATGCATTACTTTTTGATTTTTATAAAGAAGATGGAGAAGAAACAGTGGAAATGTTAAAAGAGATATTGGAATCCGGTGGAAAATACCCAACGAGATTAAAATACTCTAAAGATTTAAGTTTATAAAACGAAAAGATATTTATATATGATAAATGAAGTTATACATTCAAATTTCGATTATGACATCGAACCAATCTATTTGAACGAAGATATGAGCAACAAATTGTTCTGTACCTTTGCTACAGAAGAGACATTAGATTCGATTCTGGAACAAATTCAGGAAAGGTACAAGATTATATACAATAAAATTTTTGTCCTTTATTCCAAGTCCCAAGATGAGTATATTTGTACTTATAATGTTGATTTTGGTAATATTGGAACATTCCTTGAGAACACTATTCTCGTTCATAGGAAGAAAGAGTCAAATACTCTTTATACAATTAACGCCTTAAATACTTTAATTAAAGAGTTAAACGAAGGCGTTCTTGATACAACTTATCGTATCAATTGGACAGACTATAGAAACTGTATACTACTTACTAAAGGACCCGAACTTAAAAGGGTTAATACAAAACTTTTTAAGATAGTAGAGTTGGAGAACAAATAAAAAGTTCTTATATTATAGTTATAATAAGTTATAAATTAAATTAGTTATATATGGCACTCGATTTTAGTAAAGTGAACGACCGTTTAGAATCGTTCAATAAAAATAGTCAGCCTCAAGAAAAGATTGACTATACAACAATTTTTTGGAGACCCCAAGAAGGTAAACAGGTGGTTAGATTAGTACCATCAGTCGTGGATCCTACGTATCCATTTACAGAAATGAAGTTTCATTACAACTTTGATTTTCCTATTCCTGCATTATCAAATTTTGGTAAGCAAGATCCTGTAGAGGAGTTTGTTAAGGAGTTAAGAAAATTAGGAGGTGATGATAACTTTGACGAAGCAAGAAAGTATTCACCTAAAACAAGAATATTAGCTCCAGTTGTAGTAAGAGGAGAAGAAGATAAAGGAGTTAGATTATGGAACTTCGGTATTACTATCTATGATTCTTTACTTAAACTAGCTAAAGATGAAGATGTAGGTGATTACACAGATGTTATTAACGGTTGGGATATGATCGTTGAAATGACTCCAAGAAATGCTCAAAACCCTTATCCTAAAACGGAATTAAGAATTAAACCAAAACAAACTCCATTATCTGACGATAATACTTTAGTTGAAACTTGGTTAAAAGAGCAACCTAAACCTTTAGAAGTATATAAAGCTTATGATTATGAGTTTATTAAAAAGCAACTTAAAAAAGCTACATTAGGTACTTCTGAAGATTCTACAGAAAATTCAAAGCCAGAAAGCTTAGGTCAACAAAAGACAGACTTTACTTTGGAAACAGCTACGGCTGGCAATAAAGACGCAGTTAGTAAATTTGATGACTTATTCGATTCATAAAAATGGCAAAGAAAAAACAAGAAACAATTGAAAGAGCGACTAAGAATGTTCAGAAGTCG